GACCGATTAGATTTAGTTATTTAGCTTTAAAAGACATCTGTAACGATTGTAACTTAAAGTTAAATGAAATGGATCAACTAGGAACAGAGATAGACCACGTTGGTATTATCGCTTACTATGGTCTAAAATATGGTGCTAAGAAGAACGGAGAAGAGTTTAAGTACAAAGTTCGAGATATTGAACAATGGATAGACAATGAAGATTTCTCTAAGATAAATGAAATCTTTGAAGCGTTCCAATTAGACCAACCTCAGAAAAAGGGAAAGTAGAAGGGGAAAGGGATTACGAGGAAGAAAAAGAAGAAGTAGAATTTGATTGGGATAGGCTTGAAGAAATAGGTTTAGGAATGATGGAGTTAAGTGATGCAGAATTATATGATTTAACTCCACGTTCTTTTAATAACAAACTTATAGGATTCAATAAAAAGAACGAACAGCTTTCTCAAAATCATTGGGAACAAACTAGAATGATTGTTCACGCTGCTATTGTACCTCACTCTAAGCACAGGGTTAAACCTCAAGAATTAATGCCTTTCCCTTGGGATAGTAAAAATAAAGTTAAAAAAGATGTTGCCACAAAAGAGCAAATCGAAGAGGTTTTAAAGAGATACAAACTAACAGAACCTAAAAAAATCAAAGTTTAAAATGGGTGGAGTAAAAACTATATCGATAATTGTAGCTGCTAATATCAAAGGCTTGGAAGCAGGTCTTGGTAAAGCTAATAAATCTCTAGCATCGTTTGCATCAAAGTCAGCTAGGCTAGGTTCTTTATTATCTTTTGGTGTTACAGCACCTTTAGCTGCTATGGGTAAGTCAGCCTTTGATACATTCTCTAAATTTGAGGATGGTATGACAAAGGTACAAGCAGTAACTGGTGCTAGTATAAAAGATTTTAAAGCTTTAGAACAAGAAGCTAAAAGATTAGGTGCTACAACTAGATATACTGCTTTACAATTTGCTGACTTACAATTAGTTTTAGGTCGAAAAGGATTTAATCCGAAAGAGATAAACAATATGACTCAGTCTGTTGCTGACCTAGCTTTAGCAACTGGCGAAGATTTATCTCTTGCTGCCCAAACAGTAGCGACTTCTATTAACGCATTTAACTTAGAGTCAGCCGAAGCAGGTAGAGTAGCAAATACCTTGGCTTCTGCAGCAGCCAACTCATCAATTCAACTTAGTACATTTAGTACAGCTTTCGGACACGCAGGTGCATCAGCTAATGCTGTAGGAATGGATCTTGAAGAATTAGCTGCGATGATGGGTGTCTTAATGGACAATGGTATTAAGGCATCTAAAGCAGGTACAGGGCTTCGTAAGATATTTATGAAGCTACACAAAGAGGGTCGGGATTTCACAGAAGTGTTAGATTTAGTCACTCAAGGAGAGCTAGGGTTAGAACAAGCTATGAAATTAGCAGGTGTTACTTCGGCTAACCAATTACTTATTTTAGCTAACAATAAAGATGAGGTAGCTCGTCTTACACACGAATACAAAACCAACACAGGTGCTTTAAAAAAGATGACCGACTTGATGGGTAAAACCACGGAACAAAAAGTCGCCATAATGAACTCTGCTATATATAGTATGAAGTTAGAAATAGGGGCTATGTTAGCAGAGTCTTTATTACCTATGATTACTAAAATAACAGAATTAGCTGGAGCATTTCAACAGTTAGCTCCTGAGACTAAAGATATGATTGTAAAGGTTACAGGTATAGCGGCAGTAGTTGGTCCTTTGTTAATGACTTTAGCTTTACTTTCAACAGGTCTAGGAGCTGTTAGTACAGCTTTTGGTGTTTTGGGTAGTGTAATACCATTTTCTATAGCAGGAATGAGTGCTTTTGGAATATTACTAGGTGAGTCTGTTGTAGCTGCATACGCTTCGGCAGGGGCTATGGGTGCGTTGTCAGCAGCTTTTGAAGTTCTTACAATAGCAATAGCAACAAATCCACTTGGTGCTTTAGCAGTAGCGATTGCAGCGGCTGGGGCAGCCTTTTGGGCATTTAGTAAAGATGTCGATTCAGCATCTACAAGCGTAGATGGATTTAATCCTGTAGCAAAAACAGCGGCAGACAGATTATCAGAAATTAATAGACAACTAGATAACTTTGGTAAAAGTAGCCTTCAATTAACTTCGGAAGAGTTACAAAACAGCATAAGAAAGACTAAGGAAGAAATAGAAGAAATAGAACAACTTACTAGAGGGTTCTTATCTTCTAAAGGACTTACTGGTGGTCAAATAGAATCATTTTTACAACAAGAAGAATCTTTAATAAAACTCAAGAAGTTATTAGGCGGTTATGAAAAAACTTTAGATAGAGTTAATAAAAAGTTAGCAGGTCCAGGTAAACAACCACAAATACAAGGCATTGATGGTGATTCAACTCAAGCTGCATCTATCGGAGGTGGTGGTTTTGATACAACCCAAACTTTAAGAGGTGGTAGAATGGAAATGCCTATTAAAACTTTTGGAGAAAAACTAGAAGAAGGTGTTGTAGGTTGGGGACAAAAAATAGAAACTTTTGGAGATAGATGGGCAGATTCTATATATAAGGTAGGTGATGTTTTTAGTCAAATGATGACTAATAAGACTATAGAGTTAGATAATTACCACGCAAAAGAATTAGCAGGTATAGAAAACTCTGCTATGACTGAAGAACAAAAGGCGGCTGCAATAGAAAAACTTGAAAAACAAACTGCTGAAAAAAGAGCTAAAATACAACGTAAACAAGCAATAGCAGATAAAATGGCAGCTATTATAGCAGCTACAATTAATGGGGCGCAAGCTATAACTAAAGTGGCAGGTCAAACTGGTATAGGAGCTTTCGCAGCTGGACCAATCGTAGGTGCTTTAGTCGCTGCACAAATAGCAACTATAGCTGCTCAACCGATTCCTAAGTTTGCAAATGGTGGTATTGTAAGTGGACCGACAGTTGGTATGATGGGTGAATATGCAGGAGCAAGGAGTAATCCTGAAGTGATAGCACCTTTAGATAAATTAGAATCTATAATAGGTGGTCAAAATATAAATGTTACAGTAAGTGGTGTTTTATCATCAGAAGGAATACAGATTGCTGCTATACAAGGACAACAAGCAGCAAGTCAAAAAGGAGCAAGTTTAATTGGTGGTAATTTCAAAAATACACCATTTTAATAATAAAATATGGCTTTAAGATTTCATTCGGAGTTTAGAAATATCCGTAGAGAATTATTTAAAGTAGAGATATACGATTCTAGTTTTTCAGGATCATCTACTGAGTTTACTTTAAGGGGTAATGGGTTTGAATTAGCATATAATGGTGGTGAAGAAACTTATCAGTTAATTAAAAGTTCTACTTTATCTTTTGTAATGAACATAGATAATAGTACTCTTAAATCTTTACCTTCTGATATTGCTGCAAGTACAGATATTTCTAGGTTTTCTGTAAAACTATATAGAGACGATACATATACATCAGGAAATAATTACACACCTACTGGAAGTAATTATGTTTTGTTTTGGGCAGGTTGTATTAATAAAAGAATTATGTCTATTCAAGATGCAGGTTATCCTTATGATTTTAGGATTTCTGCTGTAGATGGAATTGAGTTGCTTAAAAACTACACATATAATAATGAAAGTAATAATTATGTATTTGAAGATAGATTAAGTGTTGTAGGGTTTTTAACAAAAATTATAGATAAGTTAGATTTTGGTAACAATTTTTCTGCAACTGATATTGTATTAGCTACTAGAATAAATTGGTACGAAACAAATCATTCTTTAAGTGATTCTGTGGCAGCTAAAACTTATATGTATGAAAGTGTGTTTAATACTGTTGATGAAGATGGTAACACAAAATTATCTACATATTACGATGTACTAAAACATATTTGTGATTTATTTCAATGTAGATTTATGTTATATGAGGGTAAGTTTTGGTACACTCAATTTAGTAGACTGAAAGAATCTTCTAACACTTACTTTTTATATAAATTAAATGGGACTTCAAACTCAAGCACTAGCAAAACAATAAATGAAATTAAAGGTGAATTAGGTGGGGTTTATGAAACAGGTAGTTCAGTATCTACATCAGAACCAGGATTTTTTTTAAGAGAAAAAACTTTTGGTCAAAGATTAAATACTGTTAAAATAGTTTGGAACGCACTTGCCGATGGTGGTCAAAACATTTATCCGTTAACATATTTTCCTGTTTGGCAAATGCCTAATATGGGTTGGATTCCTTATGGTCAAAATTCTAATGGTCCTAACTTATCGGGTTACTTAGAAGATGGTGATGAAATAAATTTTAAGATACAAATGAAGTTTTCTATTAGAGTTGCTAGAGACCAATCTACAGCATCAACACCTTTAGGAAACAATGCTTTTTATGGTAAAGTTGTTCTTCCATTTTGGTTTTTAGCCAAGGATAATAATAATGTTTTTACAGCTAATAGATGGTGGAGGGCTACTGGTAATGGTAGTCCAACAGGTACAATATTGCCTGTTCCTGAAGATGAAGGAGCTACTTATAATGGGTCTTGGCAGTACAGTTCAAACTCTTATAACACTGCTACTAAATTTAAGACAGGATTAATATATATACTTCCAAGTGCCTCAATAGGTTCAGAACAAGTTTTTGATTTTGATGTAACAATTTCAACAGGAATTGTTAATGTTCCTGAAGTTTTGGGTATGTTTTTTTACAATGATTATTCAGGCGGATGGGACTCAGCATTAGGAAGTGGTGATTGGTTTGCTGTAGAAGATTCTAGTGGGAATTTATCAAGTGCTGATAATTGGAGTGGATATACAATCGAGCCAATATTTGATTCTATGAGTATATCACCCTATCAAGATGGTGAGCCATTTTTAGGTACAACCTTTGACTCTTATGTTGCAGAAGGGTCAAGTAATTCAACTAACCCCGAAGAATTAACTATAAATACAATAAAGTATGGCGATGGTCCAAGTTCTCTTGGTCTTAGAACTCTTTGGACTCTTAGTGGCTCTAACTTAGTTCAATCTAATTTATGGCAAATAAATAATACTGGTACAACTTATAAAATACATAAGTTAATTACAGATGAGATATTAAAGTACAATTACTTTTCAGGTGAAAGGTTAAATGCTACAATTTATCAATCACCTAATTTATACGCATCACAAAGACTTAATATATCAGAAGGTTTTGATAGAGATTATGTAGATGAAGATGGAACTACCATAGAAGAAGAATTATATTGTTTTTCAAGTTTATCTTACGATCCTAATTTAGCTAGTTGGAATTTTAAAGGTAAAAAAATATCAATACCTGCACCAACGATTGTAACTACTAATCCTGAAGATCCAAATATGATTACTTTAGAGGGTAAACCAATGAGTTCTATTGGTTCATCGTTAAATAGTTTTCAAGATGAAGAATCTACAGCTAAATTAAATCAAAACTTATCACCTTCAGATACGGGAACTACAAGTTTAACTGTTACAGCACTAAGCACATCTTTAGAAAATGATTCTATATTATTAATGCAATCTTCAGCTTCTGAAAGAAATTGGGAAAAAGTAAGATTATCTGCTACTGCAAATAAAGGCGACACATCTTTAAGTATAGATTCTTTTAACCCAACATATACCTACGATGAAACATCTAGGATTATATTAAGCAGGGAGACATTAGCATCTTCAGGAGGTGGAGGAAGTGGTACTCCTGGAGGCTCAGATACAGAAGTTCAATTTAATGATGGTGGCTCTTTTAATGGTACTGATTTAATTACAATAACAGATACTGATGAGATTACTATAGGTGGACCATCAGGGACAAATGCAAATATTTTATTTAATTCAGGAGCTGATTTAGTATTAGGTGCTGATACAGCTGGAGGTACTAGCTCAACAATTCAGTATTTAGATAGTGGCCCAGGAGGCTCTACTCCTACTGCAAGAGTAATGTTAGGAGCTTATGCTACAGATGTTGTAGTTTTATCAAATAGAGCTGCAAATGGTGAAGTACAGATAAGAGCTAACACATCATCAGCAGGAGGTGCAGGTGAGCTTATTATAGCTACATTTAAAGATACATCTGTTGATTTCTTAGCTGATGCTGAATTAAGAGGTACTAACATAGGTAATATATTTAATTTAGAAGCATATCTTACAGCTGTTGATTTTTGTATGACAACACACGGCAGTCATCCAGCTTTTACAGCTAAAAATGGAGCAACATCGGAGATTAGTAGTAGTGGGTTATCTCAATACGCTACTTTTCAAGTGCCAATAGGTTATCAGGCTACACACGTTCAAGTTAATGGTGGCAATAGCTCATCTACTTTTGATGTTTATGCTTGTACTGTTACAAATGCTACTGCTACTGCTTTAACAAGCTCACCATCTGTAAATACAAATCAAGCTCTTTCTACATATCAGTTAGGTCAAGAAGGTAAATATTTAAGTATAAAATTTACTGCTGGAGCAACAAGACGAGAAGTTTACGGAGCAAAAATAACATTAGCAAGAGTATAAAAAGGGAGGTTGATTGTAGTGTATCTTTTCGCTACCTTTTCGATAGACTACTTTCACTCCCTTTAAATTAAATTAACAAAATAAAGTAAAGTAAAGTAATGCAAGTGACAATAGGGTTAATAGAGTTGATAATATCAATAGTTGTATTACTCTCAACAGGCGTAGGTGTTTGGACGAATCTACAAACTAAAGTAACTAAACTTTCTTCTAGGGTATATCACTTAGAGCAATCTGATAACGAATTAAAGGTTATCTTAGCAGATATATCGACTAAGTTACACAAGATAGAATTATTGTTAGCTGCTAATCAAATCAAAGAGAAATGAGACTAAGTAAAAACTTTGTGTTATCGGAGATTACTCGAAGTAACACAGCCAAAAGACTTGGAATAGATAATGAACCGACAAAAAAAGACTTGGAGAATTTGCAAAGGATTGTTACAAATCTTTTACAGCCTGTTCGTAACCATCTTGGTCCTATCAGGATTAGTAGTGGTTATCGTTCCAAGGAGCTTAATCGTGCAATTGGTGGGTCTAATAAGTCGCAACACAGCAAAGGCGAAGCAGTTGATATACAATTTTGGAAAGAAGGCAAAATGTGTAATAAAGAAGTTTACGACTGGATTATAGACAATGCAGTTGAGTTCGACCAAATGATAAATGAATTTGATTTCTCTTGGATTCACATATCTCTTAAAAAATCTAACAACAGACGAGAAGTATTAGAAGCCTATAAAGATAAAGATGGCGATACTAAATACAGATTCGCACCTGATATAATTACATTATGATAAAGAATATTATTAAAAGTTTAGTAGGACAAGCTTCTACTATAATAGACGATGTAGTAACAACTGATGAAGAACGCTTAAAACTTAAAAATGAGTTTGAAAAGGTTATACAAGACCACGAGAAGGATATGTTTGCTTTGGAGGTTCAAGATAGAGATAGTGCTAGAACAATGTTTATGGACGATAGCTTCATACAAAAGATATTGGCTATCATCTTTACTTGTGCTTATTTCCTTATATCTTACTTTATGTTCAAGTGCTTTATAACAAATACTTTAGAACTTTCAGATTATGAAATAGGTTTTATAAGTACAGTATTTGGTGCTATGTCAAGTAAAGTAAACACCATCATAGACTTTTTCTTTGGTGGATCAGCAAAATCTAAGTAAGATAAATTATGCCTTGGCTTCCTAAACCAAGAGATAGACGAACTAAGGCTGAGAAAAACAAGTCTTGGGGTGGTGACACTTCTTTTTACAGAAAAAGTTCCTGGAGAAAGTTAAGGAAGGTTGTATTAGATAAGAACCCTTTGTGCGTTCATTGTTTAGATAAGGATATAGTTAAACCTGCTGATGTAGTCGACCACATTGTGCCGATTAAAAAAAATGGAGCAAAGTTAGACGAATCTAATCTACAAGGATTGTGTCACAGTTGCCACAATAAAAAGACATATTATGAAAATAGACAACAATAGATATAGGAGTAAATATGAAGAAGATGTTTGTTCTAAATTACATAAAAGTAAAGTCCCTTTTGAGTATGAAACTATTAATCTTTACTACGAGATTTCCGAACAGCGAAAATATATTCCTGATATTATACTCCCAAACGGAATCGTTATTGAACTAAAGGGAAGGTTCACGTCTAAGGATAGGAAGAAGATGTT